TATTGCCATATCGAGTAGCGATGTCGCCATAAATAGCAGCGGTACCAGAAATAACCGAATATGTGTACGAAGGTGGTGATACAGCCCCTAAATCGGATCGGTCGTAATGGACAATTAAGGACATATTAAGTGCACCCTCAGCTTTATAATAGCTGATAATACGATGAAATACTTTACGAATTCCTGGATCACCAACGTCCATGTCTGGAGTAGTGAATACAGCTTTAACCGGCCTACCGTCAAAAGTGCTACCGACTTCTTGCTGATAAACAAAGCCATCATAGCCACCATGTACAACGTATTCATTGCTATTCATGTAACGAGTGCAGCAAGAATACGGACGTATACCTTGTAGCTGTGCCCATTCCCAATGTACGAATAAAGGGTTCTGAATAGAGTAAGCAGTGTTAGTTTGTTTTATGCCGCCGAGGAAACCTAAAGCGGTTTCATCCGTATCTGTCGCACTAGTATAAAATAATCTGTATTGACTTTTATCTCGCACTACAGCCGATGACATATGCGTGGAAGAGCCAGGAGGTATAGTTAATAGGAGCGGCTGAATTAAGCGAGAGATACTTTCTAATTCAACGTCACCAATCCTGTTAGTACCAGCTATAGTACGAATACCATCTGGTGATAGATAAACTAAATCACCACCAATTTCCTGAATTGTATCCCCGTTTATGCACCCTAAGTTAGTGGTGATAGGTGATAGAACAAAATCAGCAGCAGTTGAGCCTTCTAATTTATGTAAGCTATTTCTGCACAAGATTATGAGTTGATCACGAAATGCATGAATACCAACAACTTCATCACCTACTACAATCTCGCCAGCACCGCTAGATGTTGCATAATTAGTTTCATCACTCGGGGCGGAGAATGTGACTGCACCTCTGTTCGTCGTGTAACCACCAAAGAATACTTGGCTCTTATAAACAGTTACATAAGCAGGATTAACTGGAGCAGTAGCTAATACTGTATAAGTGGTACCGTCCCAAATAGCTGGAGGATTGACGCCATCAACAATGACGACTTTCTCCGTGCCATTGAAATTATAATATTGAAACTTATATGTAGAAGCAGCAGGACGAGTATTCGTGCCGTTGATCTTAGTCCAGGTAGTGCCACCACCGTAATAGACATCTTCACCACGAGCAGCTATCACACCAGAGTTATATAAGTAAACACCAAGAATAGGCCCTGTGCCCGGAACTTCTGTGCTTGAATATTTAGCATAACCATTGATGCGACGATAGCCACCATAAAGTCCCGGCTCGTAATTAAGCAGAGTTACGGCTGCGCCTGTAGTGGTGGTGATAGCATTCTTAGTAGCGTCTAGGCCACCAGAACATTCAATGATAGGCGTGCTTTGTAGATCGTCTGTTCTGCCTTTCTGTCCAGGCATTTAGCGGGGCCTAGCGGAGAGTTCTTGGCCAATCAATTCCATACGCATACGGCTCACACCCTTTTTAAAGCGTTCATCTTGTACAGCCGATTGCTGAATATCTTCACGGAATAAATAGGCATACTTTAACACCCCGTCTTTTATCACTCCAGAATAGCGGTCTGGTACGAGGCTCGTATCATCGAAATTAACCAATGGCGTAAAGCGTTTCCAGTAATCAAACGTAATGCTGTAAGCTTTATCAGGAACGGTAGTTACGCCGAACTTGTCGTTAGCTAACCTGAACACGTTGTCGGGGATACCGTAACCAGTTGACACCAAAGAGTCGTCACGTTCTTTAATTTGATCGCGCCAGAACTGATAATCAATGTAAAACAGTTGCTTACCTTGTACGGACGTATCTGGAATATTCTTCGTAATATAGAAGCTTTTGTAATCCACATGTGCATAATCAGCAGGCAAGTTATAAAACTGAGTGCCAACCGTTAAGACTTGTGTACCTTGAGCATAATTAAAGGGCCACTGCATTTCATCAATATAAATATCCCGCAACGCATCGTTGACAGCATCCTTGATGAAAGCCTGTGGCCCTGTTAAGTTATTAGTAAAATTAGAAGAATTGAGCGTGACTTCGTTTATACGACGAAGAGCTTCATTAACTAAATTTATGTATTGCACGCTCAACCCCTTTTAGTTTAAATTACGGCGTCCACGAAGCAGTCGGACCCGGCTCATTGCTGACATCCATCAGCAAGGCAACCACACGGGTCTTACCAGCCGTAACAGTATTCGTAGCAACGGTAAGCCGAATGTCACTAGCAGCAGCATACGAGTACGGAGTAACCGCACCAGAGCCTTCGGTCAGTGAAGTCATGTAAGCATTGGCAGCCGGAGGGGCAGCCGCAGCCACATAACGACCAGCCGAAGCAGCATCACCACACGCAATGGTGCCACTACCCGAAGCCGTAGTAAGTTGCTGCACACCAACCCACAAGACAACCGTACCCGGAGGGATAGCAATCATCTTGATAACGTCCGAGCTAGTCGGGGCAGTAACAGAAGCAAAGTCAAACTCAGCTTCTACGACACGGGGAGTAACCTTACGAACACCATGCTGACCAGCTACGGGCGTAGCAGTGGGGACCGTCCCGAAATTCGTAGAAGTAAGCGAGGAATAATAGGTAGCCATTTAATAACCCTCCTTACGCTACAACAGTGAAAGCGGACGACGCGAGCGACACAGTACGCAGCACTTTACGCCCATACAAGTGCATACCACGGATCACATCCGCAAAGCTGGTCGGGTCACGAACAACTTCAGTCTTAGCAATCTGCGAAGCAGTAGCAGTAGACGACATATGGCCAGCAAGCAGGACCGTATGCGCATTACCACCACTCAGCGGCATGTTATTCGAGCGGTACAAATTGAAGCCGTGGATTTGCCCGTCGAGAATACGACCATTACGCAGGATAGACGATTTGTCACCAGAGAAGTTGACACCCATCAGCTTGCTGTTTTCGTCAGTCATTTTCTCCCAGAACAGCGGGGGAGCAACAACCCAACGGTTATCACTCGGCACGTTCTGTTCGTCAAGAATACGGCCAAGACGATTGAGCACCTGCAACGGAGTGGCATCAGCAGTAGCCCCCAAACCGATAGCGATCGAGGAAGCATCCGTACCGTACATATTGGCAGTAGGAACATTAGCAGCCATGTACGAAAGAACCTCTTTATCGTAAGTGTCCTTAAGAGCATACGCAGCCGAAGAAGTGGCCAAGTCCTGCCAATTCAGATGAGCCTGCTTTTCCTCAATGTCATCAACCTTGAACGAAAAGGCGTTCGACTGATCGACAGTGAGCAGGATTTCATCGTCAGTCAGGTCCTGCGGAACCAGTTGCTGACCGCGAGCATACGGAGAAACCGTGATGATAGGTTCCTTGATGATATGGACAGTATCGCCAAAATTAGCGATCTCACCCATATAATCCGTATTCGTGATTTCCTCAACAACCGAGTCACGACGGAAGAATTTAAGAACCTTTTTAGAGTAGATAGAGGGTACGAATACCCCATTCGGTAGATTGCCGTAACCGGCAGCGCGTTGGAACGCCATTATTTAGTCTCCTTTAATCCGAAATGCGCCCTTCCTTCGCAGCTTCGTCGATTTCCTTTTCGTGCTTCTCATACTCTTGGATAGACATTTTCTCAATTTCAGCGATAGACCAAACTTTCTTCTGCGGAGGCTGAGGAGGATTAGACCTATGCGTACCAGTCACAGCTTCCGCTGCATGGCGCTGCATAGAAGTCTTATCTTCCCTCTTAGGCTCTGGCTCTTTGACGCCAGTTTCAGCCTTGTACAGAGAGATAGCTTTCGCTGCTAGGATTGGATTATCAGGGTTAGCGTAAAGCCAATCCTGGATCATCTTAGGCTGTTCTTTAGCCCAATTGTGGAACTTCTCATCACCACGAAGTTCTGCAACATCAGGGTGATATTTAAGAAGTTCAAGTTCAGCTTTTTCACGCCTAAGTGCGGCGGTATCGTGTTCGATTTTACTGAACTTATCATCCAAGCCCTTTTGCCTATCCTGATTTTCCATGCGTACAATGGTAAGCATCATGTCATAAATTTCAGGATAGTCAGTTTTCCATTGAGTTACTTCTTCCTTAGTTTTAGGAATACTCAAAGTGTTCTGTGAAACTGAACGAATTTGGGCAGTTAAACGTTCGTTCTCATCACGTAAAGCACGGATGCTCTTATCATGATGAGTTTTAAGGCTATCATATCTAGCCTTATACGCCTGACTTTCGGGGTCTAAAGGGTGTTCCTCAGGCTTAGCTACTGTGGGTTCCGGATTGTCTCCAGTAGGGGCATTAGGATCATTAGCTTCGGTTCCTGTAGTCGTAGGCTCTTCTTCGTCTTTTTCGTCTTTATACGAATTTCTGTAGAGTGACATATCATTCTCCTTTTAGGGGTTAAGCACAGATTGTGCTAGTAGCCTGCGGAGAGTATCTTAGATTAGGGGTCCAGAATACTCTGTGTGGCCTAAATACCGCCTGCCATATTTGGGACAGACGGGCTAGACTGCGGCCCTTGTGGGGCCGCTTGTGGTCCACCAGCCGGTACTTGACC